GAAGAGCTCCGTCGCCAACTCTGTGAAACCGATCCCCGGCTTGTAGTCGCAGGAGGCAGTTTCGGGGCCCGCAGACTTGCAGAACTCCTTCTGCATGTCCATTACGTACCGGGTCTTCTGTGCGTCGTTCGGTGCCCGCATGGCCAAGTCGTTCAGGGCCTTGAACCTGGGACTCTGGATCAACGCTTCCCGGTGATCGTCCTCGAACTTAAGCCTTTGAGCCTCTTTGATGGAGAGCTCAACCTCGGCCATCTTGTCCGGCGGGAGCACGAAGCCCTCTGGCGCCTTCCCGGTCGTCAACCACTTGTACGCGACCCCTTGAGCAATCTCTGGATCCACTCCGTTGAGCGCCAGGGTCGAGGCCGTCTTCATGGTCTCCTGGGCGAGCGCAGTTGCGGTCTTCTGCTTGTTGAGGGCGTGCTCCGCCGCCCTAATCTGATAGGTCTTCTCGTCCACTGTGATCTTCTTCTTCGAGAGGGAAGGGCCGAGCCGCTTCTTCGTCTCTGGCGTGAGGACCTTGTCCGGGTTGTCGATGCTCTCCGCCCACTCACTGATGTCCTTTGGATCAGCGTCCGGGAACTCTTTCAACAGTTCCGTCCGCCGTGCCACGGCCATCTTCTCGTACCAACCAGGTGTAGAGGGAACCTCCTTCTCCACCTCTTGCTCGATCAAGCGCTGCTTCCCACGGAACGCGAGGATCCCTTCCTTAGTGAAGGGAACGTCAAGGAGCTTCTGTAACGCAGCCTCGTTCCCAGCCTCGACGTTCGACACAAGGGTCTTGTTCCGGAGGACCTCTACTGCGGTCTTGGACTCCTCTGCCTCTGCCTCCGCGACAGCTTTACGTCGGGCTGCAGCGAGCTGTGGTGACACAGTGTAGTCGGGACGACCGCTTGCGCTCTTAGGATTCCCGAAGGCATCCGTCCCCTTGCCGAAGGCACCCGCTGGGATCCCCTCGGTCACGGTAAGAGATGGAATGCCCTTACTGTCAGTAGTGTACGCAGGGATCTGAGACTTCTTGAGAGGTGGCTCGTAACCCTCTTTCAGCGTCTCGTGTTCCTTCCGATGCCGGAACCGCGTGAACGGGCTCTCGTTCTCGTGCTTCATCCGCTCGATCCGCTTGGGATCAAGGATCCGCATCACCGCGGGCATGTTCTGCAACCGCGTTGCTTCCTCAGGATCCGTCTGCTTCAGCTTCGTGAGCTCCAGCTCCCACTTCGCTTGATCGAGCTCTGCCTGCTCGAGGTCCTGCTTCTGCTTCTGCTCTATGATCTGGTTCCTGGCGTAAGCCTGAACGATCTTCTCCAACGCAGGACCTAGGGACTCCATGAAGGAGGGCTCGACGATGTACGCTTCCTTCGTCTCACGAATTTTCGGCATCGGCCATCTCCTTCGCAGCCAGCATCAGGATCCCTATCACGTCGACCGCGTGGATAGTCCGTCCATCACCAACGCCGAACAGCCTCTTCATGTCCTGAGCCATCGGGCCGATGTGGATCGTCCCATCGTTCGTGTAGCGCCACGTGCTGATGTCCAGCTCACGGAGGGCCTTAAGCACGCTGCCACGGAAGGGCACTACGTCCTCCTTGGCCTCGCGGTCCGACTTCGTAATCGCGGCAGCTCCAAGCGTCCCCGCCAAGAGGCCCAGCGTTTGGAAGAGACTGTTCCCCTGACCCTGCACAACAGGCTTCGGATTGGGATTCGGTGGGAAGCCCGTTGCCATTCCGAGGGCGTAGTTCATGTAGGGGTTCTCCTGCTGACGGATGAACTCCTGATACGGCCTCGTGATGTTCCCTTCCTGGATGCCCAGATCCATGCCCGCCAACTGAGCGAGGATGCTGCCATACTGTCCGTATCCCTGTGACTGGGCCGTGGTCATCCCGGGAATGATCCCTGCTCCCCCGAGCAACCTGTTCTGCTGACTCTCCCATGCACCCTGTAACGCGGTGCCCTTCTGCACGTTCATATCGGCGATCGTCCGACCCTGTCCCCTGGCCACAGCCTCCGCGACATCCGAGCCCGCACCGAGGCCCATCGCTCCGTACTGCTCCCGAATCTGGGCCCCTACGTCCTCAAGCTGCCCCTTGCCCTGTGTGTCGATCGCTTGCATCTGTTGCTCGAGCCCGGGGTACGCACCCTGCATCTGCCCGATGAGGCTCTCGAAGAGGCCGCCGTACTTGTTGCTGGTGCTCGCTGCACCGGCTCCCGCCTGGGCCGCCTGGTCCATGTAGGGGCTTCCCCCCATCATCAAATTGCCGCCATAGCCCGGAGTGGTCGCGTTGAAGTTCTGGGTGAGGAAGCCACCTAGCGCCTCTCGCAGAGCCCTGATGTCTGGGGGAATGTTCCCCGCGGTGTAGATGTTGTTGATCGCAGTGCCGGTTGGGCTGTCACGGGGCGGGGCGTCCGGGTTATCCGTTACGCAGACTCCGTTCTCCTCATGCATTCCCCTCGGGCACCCGCCTCCTGGGCTTCCAGGTAGCTGTCCCCAGGTACAGTACCCCAACTTGTTCCGGACCTGTCCTGCCGGACAGGGAGCATTGGGGTCGGGAGCGTTCGGGTCAGTTGGCCCAGGTGTACTGTTCCCCGGTGGTGGGAGCTGGTGGCACGATCCGTCTGCCTCCCTGACGTAGCCCTCTGGACAAGTAGTCGAGCCGCTTCCCCCGCGTGGATCCCCTCCAGTCTCCCCACCCCTGTCGATGATCGGCTGGTACGTACCACCTGTCCCCTGCGTCGAGAAGTAGTTGGCTAGGTCCCCGAGGCCAGTCATCCCGCTCTGCGGAGGGGTGTACGTCTGGGACGTAGGAGCAGTAGCCTGCGTCGTAGGCGCAGCCGTCCGAGTCTGCGTACCGGTCGGAGTCTGCTGCCCAGCCTGCTGGCCCACAAGCTGGTCGATCGTCTGATACCGGGCAAGGGTGTCCAGCTTCTGCTGGTGATACGGATCGTAGCCCAGTACGTCTAGGCCGAAGTAGTCGTTTGCAAGTGCCATCAGAGTTCCTCTCGTATCACCCCGAGCAAGATCATGTCCTCAAAACCCTTCTCGTCCAACCAACCCTTGCGGATGGTCCCTTCCCAGATGAAGCCCACACGCTTGAGGAAGTCCCGTAGGACGCGGTTGCTCCACTTCATCTGAGCCCCGATCCGTTGCAACTCGAACCGCTCCGTCGCGAGCTTACAGGCCTCCCGGGCCGCGTGGACCCTGGACTTGCCTAGCTTCTGGTCCCAGAACACAACGTTAAACGTCGCTCTGTTCTGGGGCAAGACGCTGGTAAAGTAAGCCAGCCCAATGTCCCCTATCTCGAGGAACCAGGCCGCCCGATCCTGTGTGAGGTGATAGGCGAACTGACTCCTGTCCTGCTTGGGGACACGCAACCCATCGTACAGCGCGAGGATGCGTTGTATATCTCCAAGGGACTCAAACTCCAGGAGCTTCAATGGGACGTGGACTTCCTCTACCAGCTGACTCGTCACGCTACTCCTCCGAGGAGAACACTCCGGTTGGGGGATCGGGGGTCCCGGTCACTGTGCCCACGATGACCCCATCGTTCGTCAGCCGCTGCAGGATCCGTTTGTGCAGGCTGCTCGTCGTGAAGTTCGCCGTGTTGATGTACTTGATGAAGTCGATCGCAACCTGACCAGTGTACTGGTGGTTGAGCACTCCACCTAGGTTGTCCCTCAGCCGGATCTGGACCAGTCCCGGCGTCGATGGTGCAGGAGGCGGCGCGACGAGGGCTGCCGTCTCGTGGTCCATCGAGAAGTAGACCACGTGGTACTTGTTCTTGACCTCTTCCGGCTTGACTTCCGGAGTCGTGAGTGTGAGTTCTTCCATGTTACTGCTCCACTGCCCGTAGGCCCTGCGTCGGCGTGAGCGCCTTCTTCAACTGGTCGTTCTCCGCGATGAGGCGGTCCATCTCCTTCTGTGTGTAGTACCGGATCACCTCACGCTCACCGATGATCTTGTAGAGGTCCTCGAGCTGGACTGCGATCCCTTGCTGTTGCTCACTCATCTGTCCTCCTATACGTAGTACGGGACGTAGACCGGGGAGCCCCCAACATAGAACTTGAGGAACCCGGAATTGGTGGAGCCGTTGCCTGATGTGCCGGGGAAATTGCCGTTATCGGGGGTGCCGACCCACCGTCCGATGTACGCGTTGTAGTATGAATCGACGTGATACACACCCGAACTGAACCCCGCTGCGCTCCACACATTACCTTGGACGTAGAGGCCAGTGTTGCAGTAGATGCCGTAGCTCCCATGCCCTTGAATGTACCAAGTGGTCTGATAAGCCTCACCGCCTTGGCCCGGATAGATCAGTCCACCGGGGTGGAAGTTGCTGCGCCAGACGTTGGTCGAGGTCCCAATGGTGCCGGACGCGGTGAAGTTACCGGATACATCGAAACCCCCAATGTACGTATCGTTCAAGTTCCTGAACGCGATCCCGTGGCCCTTTAGATAGGTGACGCTGCTCGACTCGAAAAACAGGCGCTGGTGGCCCTCACTGCTGTTGTGCCATACAGACACAGGGAACGTTATCCCACCAGCCACCCAAAGGCCCCCGGCCAAATACAACCCGGTATTCGACTTCAGGCCGTAGCTAGCGTGCGAGCTCAGATACCATTGGCTCTGCGTCGTCCACCCTGTGTCTTCCCGGCCGGGATATATCGGTGCCGTCGAGTAGAGGTCCCAACCTGACGTAATGCTGTTGCCTGCCCCCCGAACTACTACGATTGAGCTCGCACTAACGTAGATTCCGTTCTGGAAGTCCGTGGCGCCGCGGCACGTCAGGTCACCAAGACTGTTCGAGGTCCCTGTTGTCCAAACGAACGACGCTCTGAGAGGCGCATACGCTGCGGCAGGTGTACCAGCGGTGACGACCTCAAGATAACCCGGATACCCGTAGGGATTCCCGTCACGTAAAGCAGGGTAGGTGTCCGTTTGCGCGCCAAACTTCAAACTCGCATTGACATTGGTCGGAAGCACCAACGCACCAGACAGGGACAACGCTCCGCCGATGTTGACGTTCCCATTGCGATACCACGTCATCGGGATGCTCTGGATGGCCGTGTCGCCATCATCGAGCATGTACAGGTTCAGGTTCCCCGAAGCGTGTTGCAGTTTGCAATACCGAGTGCCAGCAGCATAGCCTCCTGCATAAAATCCAAGGTCCGCATAGGTGGAGCTATAAATCTTCAACTCCTGTCCACCGATTTGGTGCTTCCCTGTATCGGCGAGGGCCAGCCGCTTTGTTAGCACTCCAGTTGTAGACACGGTGTAAGCGTCGATGCGCGTGGCATCGAGCACCAGCAGCGCCCCGCCATTGGCGGTATCATCCTGCGACCACGCCGAACCGGTGTAGTAGAAGTTAGCGGAAATGTCGACGCGACCGCCCGGCACCGCTTGGAACACGCGGCCCTTGGCAACGTCACCACCTGTCTGGAGAATGAGTTCCGGACGGGTCTTATTGATTAGGACGTTGCCGACCCACGTAGACTTTCCCGCCCGGTCAATCATCATTACCGTGGGGCCGGTCGTCTCCGCGTCGGTGATCGCTTCAACCCTGAGCGACTGTCCGTAGGCATACAGTGCCCACTTCTTCCCATCGACAGGCGCAGACATTTCCGAGAAGTTGATCCCAGCCACACCGGTCGCAGCGGTGAGCCGGAGATGAGGATACGGTCCTGTCAATTCGAGTTTGACTATCTGGTCGTTGCCACCTGGCTCGTGCTGGACGTGGTGCGGCTGGGTGTTGTCTCCTGTATCCCCTTTCGGACCTTCGGGCCCTGTTTCTCCCTGAATACCTTGTATTCCCTGTGGGCCCGTCGCTCCAGTATTGCCAGTGTCTCCTTTATCTCCCTTAGCTCCCGTATCGCCTTTGACTCCTTGGACTCCTTGTGTTCCTTGGACACCTTGGTCCCCCTCATCTCCCTTTACGCCCTGGACACCTTGTGGGCCGATGGGGCCAGTATCGCCCTGGATACCTTGCTCACCCTGGATACCTTGAGGCCCCTGCGGCCCTACTGGTCCGACGCTCGTCGGGTTCCAAATGGGAACCCACTCCGTGGTTACAGGATCAGGGATGTCTGCCATTGTTCAACCAATCGATCGCCTCTAACGCATGTCGAGCCGGTGTCCCTGACTGCCACGGTACGATCGTCAGGTAGTTGTACAACATGTCGGCCTCGTCCAACGTGATCTCCAACACGGCCCCGTTCACGAGCTGCCGCTCGGCCTCTCCATTCACCATCTTCTTCCCGCAGGGCTTCAACTCGCTGATGGCCTCCAGCTTCTCGAACAGTGCGACCTCTTTCCGCAGGAGCTGAATCCCCTTCTTGTCGCTCATGGACCCTCCGAGCACGAATCCCACGAAGAGGAACTCGAAGTGCCTCGGGCCCAGCTCATCGCTCAAGTCCAGTGTGATCATAGCTTGTAGCAGTAGATCATGTCGAAGTACGGCGGATAGTGGTTCGTAGCCCAGCCCGTGTTGTTAACAACCGCGATAGCGGGGGCAGCAGTCACGCTTCCATCGATCCCTTGTCCCCCGTCACTTGGGATTCCACCTGTAAGCGCGAGGTGGTGCGAGTGCAAACCCGCGTTGTTCGTATTGTCACTGTAATCGATGTTATGATCGTGTGGACCCCGAGCCATGTTGCCACTGTTTCCCGCGTCCACGTTCATATCGCCGTTGTTGTTGCTCCCTGTTGTCCCATGCACTCCGAACGCGTGGCTGTGCTCGCCTTCATTGTCCGTTCGTCCATCGATCCCGACAAGCCCGCCGTGATTGTGGCTAGGCAACGTAAGCCCAGCTGCAGCATGCCCGTGTGCCGGGATCGCAAGGCCCCCCGCTCCGTGGTAGTGGTCCGTCGCACCGTAGGGTCCACTATAAGTCGCTGATGATCGGAAGAAGTGACCGTCCCACCACGGAGCTCTAGCCCATCCCGCTGGACACCCTTCCCAGAACATGGCGACCATGTGCTGAGGGATCTGATCGGGAATCGTCGCCCATACTCCGTCTCCGCGGAGGTAGTACGCACTGCTCCCGTTGAAGTTCACAGTGGACACGTTACCCAGGCCCAGGTTCGTCCGAGCCGTCCCGGTGTCCGTCGCCCCCGTCCCGCCCTCGCTTACAGGGATCACAGCTACGGTGCTAGGCTCGCCCCAGATACTCTTCACATATCCGTTGGCCAGCAGATTCAACGCCCGCTCACTCACGAGCGTGGGATGGTTGCTCACCATCCAATACGTGCCATCGACCACTGGCCCGATTGGACCCTGTACTCCCGGGGGACCCTGTACACCCTGTGGGCCCTGTGGACCCGTCGGTCCAGGAGGGCCTACGGAGCTGCTGATCCCCACTCCAGGCCACGGTTCTGGGGGCGTCGTGGTACCATCGACCACACACATGTAGGCGATGCCGTCCGGCCCGATCACGATGTCCCCGTCGTAGTACACTGGAGCCGCGGGATACGCTCCCAGGTAGTCGAGGTTCATCCCTCCACCCGGCCCGCCACCCGTCGCGTTGATGATCACCTGTCCCGGTACGGAGAGGTCGATCTCTACGTTGTCCCCTGCAACGAGCGTCCTCGCGTTCTCCAGCGTAGGCTCATCCGTCGCCGTAACGAAGGACTCGTTGAGGGCAGGAGTCTCCCCCGGAGGTCCTTGTGGCCCCTCTGACTTGGAGTTCCAGATCGGGACCCACTCAGTGGTTGCTGGATCCGGTGAGCTCATGTGATGGTGACCATCGGCTGCTGTTTGGGACTCTCAGTGATTTCCAGTGAGTGCGCCCGGTAAGCCGCGTTCGTCCCCGCCGTCGCAACCGTATCCGCTACCATGTTAGCCGTCAACGCCGCCCGCGTATGCACCGACATCAACGGGGTCGCGGGTTGCACTATTCGTTGGGTCCACCCAGTTGGAGCATTGCCAGCTGCTGCGACCGCTACGCCACGCGTTCCGCAACGGACACCCCACGACGTCCCGGTAGTGATGACCGACAGTGCCGGGTATATGATCGTCTGGGTATTGGCACCGTTAGCCACGAAGCTGGTCCTGTAGTTCAGAGTCTTCTCGGTGTCGGGACGCAGTACCAGTACACATATCTGTGTGGCGTTAGTCCACGTCCCCGTAGTATGATTCGACGCGGTCGCAAGTGCCCAAGCCGACGTCAGCGCCAACGTGTTTGCCCCAGCAGCCTGCGGCATGTTCCAGTCCGGAACCGTGCCACCTGCCGCCGGTTTAGTGGCCTGAACGTTGTTCAACCTCTGCGTGAACACCAGCATCATGTCCCCCGGCTGATGCGCTGGGATCGCAACACTTGCTGCTGCAGCTGATGCTGTCCCTTGAACTATCACGGTGTGTGCTCGATGAACAACGATACACCCAAATTCGACGGAGTCCCGACTGGAGACGAGAGGACGATTGTCAACTCATCATCCGCTGCAAGGGCCTGGCTGAACGCCGTGGTCGCTGCGGTCCCGGTCGCCGTGATAACGGAGCCCAAGTTCCCACCGTTCCGACGCACCTGCACCCCTACGCTGGTCCCGGACCCCAGACGCGTCCGTACTCCAATCAACGAGGCTGCCTGGGTGCCTAGCATCGGTACGAACATCGACGGCAAAGTGGTCAACGCGGATACATCTCCCACGAGACCCCATGTATGGCCGAGCCGAAACGGCCGCGTGATCCCGACTGGCCCCTGTATCCCTTGTATCCCTTGATCTCCCTTCGGACCCTGTATGCCAGTTGCACCTTGTGCGCCCGTATCCCCTTGTACACCCTGCGGACCCTGCGGACCGGTGTCCCCGATCGGACCCTCTGGCCCCTCTGGCCCCGCTGGCCCCGTTAACCCGATCGGTCCCTGAATCCCTTGTATCCCTTCCGGACCTTCCGGTCCCGGAATCCCCTGTATACCCTGCGGGCCCGCTGGCCCCGTTGCTCCAGGTGGTCCCGGTGGCCCCACCGTAGATACGATCCCCGTTCCTGGCCACGGCTCAGGCGGCGTCGTGGTCCCGTCCACAACGCACATATACGCGATCCCATCCTCCGCTACTACAATGTCCCCGTCCTTATACGTCGCTGGAGCGTAGTCACCGAGGTACGCGAGGCCCCCACCTCCAGTGCCACTACTCTGGATGATTATGGCTAGACGCTCGTTGTGGCTGAACTCGCAGAGGCCACCCGGCCCGCTCTGGCTCACGAATTCCACGACGATAGAGAACCAGTCCGTTGATGGAATCACCTCGATCAGCTTCCATCTCTGGTGAGAACTAGCCAGAGCGGCGGACTGGATGATGATCTCCGAGGTCGGCTCCGTGATTTCAAAGAACAGGTGCGCGTCGAAGCCCCGATCCGTCAACCAGTCAATCGCGATCCGTGTCGCCTCAACCTGGACCTCCGCGTTCCAACGGACGAACCCCGCACCAGGGTCCTGCATCTGCTGGCTGTTGGCGTCTGCCTGGTAGTAGAACACGCTGGCAGATGGCCCAGGCTCTCCGGGTACTCCGGGCACGCCCTGAGGCCCCGGCGGCCCCTCTACACCCTCCGCAAACGTGCCATCCGCCCGGAGGAAAGTGGTATCACCTCCGGGAAAGCCCGCCAGCTTCGTGATGTCAACGGGGTCATCACCCGTTACGTAGTGCGTGGTAGCGTGCGGACCACCGCTGCCCCCCGATCCGCTTAGATTGTTCACCGTTCCAGAGATCAGCTCGAAGTGCTTCTGGATGAGGACAATCATCTCCTCGAAGTACCGCCGCGAATAGTCCGTCAGCGGTGGCTCGAGTGGGAAGTCGTATGGGAGCTTTACCGCCACGTCTATCGAGCCTGGTAGTCCCGGATCTCGATCTCCGGGTGGAAGCTGTTGATGATGAGCGACTCAGTCGCAGACCAGTGCGCAATACGGAACTGCACCCTGCCCCCGCTAACCTGGTCATCTACCGTGAAGGTGCGATCCCCTGCCGGCTGCGCAGGAACCACTTTGGGAAAGGGTCCCTGCCACAATCCGCCATCCGCACGGTAGAAGAAGTCTACATTCATCTCGGAGCCGCTGCTCTTATACGAGACCGTCACGCTCCGCAACGTCATCTGCCTGCCCTGGAGCTCGTTGCTCACGTCCCCTGCACTCAACTCCTTGCTGCTCCAGTAGCAGGGGATCGCGATCCCATCATCGCTCAGGTGCCCGTGGTTCCACACGTACACGCGTCCATCCGTATGGCCGGTCAACAACGCTGGATACGCACTGCTCAACGACACAGCGTCCCACTCCAGCTGGAAGGTGTCCCATGGAATGGGAAACGCGTCCCAGATAGCGGTGTTCCCAACCCGGTGCAAGGTGCTACACTTGGGCCCGCTGACCGTCCAAGGGTACCAGGCTCCTCGTCCCCAGTTATACGCCCATACTCTGTCCGGAGTCTTGTGATGCCCACTGACGATGAAGAAGAGGGCCTCCTGGGTCTCGTTCATCACCTCTCCGAACATCATATGTTCGAACTCGCTGTTGATCTGCCGGTACAGCTCATCGATCACTGCGGCCGCGACACCCGTGGCACCCGTTCCATTAAACTCGTACACGTCGTCCGTACCGAGGTACACATGTAGATTCCGTCTACCCGTCACAGTGTGTGGGGCTAGCAGCCCACTCTCCGTGATGATTGGTTGCCATTCGATCGGCGCGGCCGCGTTACCTGTCCTCACACCGATCCACACGACCTTCTCTGTATACGCTGCGATCCGGGTGCCAATCTTCCTCAGGTTATACAGGTGATAGGGACCCTCGGCCAGATCAGTAAACCCGCTTCCCACTCCCGTCCAATCCGTGTGGTCCCCAGCTACACACCTTCGGATCCGGAACGGCTTCCGGATCCCTGGTGTCCCCTCTAGGGTGTCTCCAAGTAGCAACCTGTCCGCCCCCCTTGTCATGTATCGGGCTGCTGGGCAGTCGGGGCTCAGGATGGCGTAGGTAGTAGTAAACGGTGTGCGGATCACAGGGTCGATGCCCTGACTGGCAACGATGCTGTTCTGGCTCACTTCCCACGAGAACAGGTTCTCCCCTCCTCCCGTGAACGGCGGCCCTGAGCACAGCACCCAGTCGTACAGGTCCCGGTCATACTTGTACATCGCGGTCTCGGACCACGCGTACAGGTGCACCTTGTTGGCCTCATCCCTCGTACTCGCGAGGCCCATCACACTCGTGTCGAAGGGGGCGTTCGCTGGTCGGAACTGCCGATACCCTGGCCTCTTGCGGAGGCACCCACCCACAACGCACATGTTCATCATGTCGGGCGAGGCACCCAGCGGAAGCTCCTTCGCAGGGAGCTGGGTGATCATCCCCGCAGTGGGGTAGATGTCGAGGGTCTGTCGAGTAGCGACTCCAGTCCGCATTAGCCGACGCGCTTCCACATGTACACGGCGATGTACGGTGGGAGGTTGGGGTGCGGCTCGTTGTCACCACTCAAGCCAACCTTCACGTTCGCGTTGCCAATCTCGGTACTCTTCATCGACGTGCCCGAGGAGACCCATCCAGAGGGAGGTGCGACAACCTGCGTATTATCGCTGTCTGACGGCATACTGCTCGGGTGGATGTGCCCGTCGTCCCAACCCGGGTGGCCGTGTCGCGCTAGCTGCGCTTCAGTCAGCACGACCGTCTTGGCTCCTCCCACTTGCTCCGGTGATGCAAACTCCCCTTCTCCCTCGCTCACACCTACGAGCATCCGTCCCTGTCCGAACCGGGCCCACGCTCCGTAGCCGAGCAACGTGGTCGGGCTGGTTGCCACCACACTGAGGAACACGGCACCGATGGGGAAGGCCTCTCCTCCCCCTCCTCCACCTCCCACTCCCGACGTACCCCCGTTGAACGTCGCGAGACCGTTGAACACAACGGGAGTATTGAACACAACAGGCTGAGGCCCGTTAAAGGTCGCCTGCCCTGTATCGAAGGTCGTGTTCCCGTGGAAGAACGAGTTTGAGTACGCAGACAGGCCCCCCAAGAAGGTGGCCGAGGTGTCAAACGTCGTGGCGCCGACGAAGTGTGTAGTCGAGACGAAGGTAACGGGGTTGTTGAACGTATCCGATCCACCACCCCCTCCACCTGCCCCCACCACGAGACCGGTCTTCGACACGGTCAGGATGGGGGCCCCGTTGATCGTCATGTGGATGAGGTGGCTGTCCTCTGCAGACGCCACATCCGTGATGTCCATCCGCAGCCCGTCGAAGTGGACACCCGGCCCATTCCAGGTCTGACTTAGCGCGATCAGCCCGCCCCCGCTGGACATAGTGTTTCCGCCACCCGTGAGCGCCGTGACATTTGGCCCAGGCGTGAGGGAGACGTGACGGTGCTTCCCATCGTTCACGAGGTCCACGTTCCAGAAGTGCTCCACGTCCGCCCGTTCCCGGACGTCCAGCTTGAACTTCCGGATCTCGTCATCCCCCGCGCTAATGAGGTCCGTGCCCTTGGGACTGGTCTCGTTCCACTGATTGGTTGCTGCCATCGCGTTACCTGAACTTCACCTGCACACCGGTCAGTCGGTCGTTCTTCTTCTGCTCCCGCAGTGGGAACCGCATCCCGCTCACGTGCATCCCGATCTCCTGGCCTACGGCGCCGGCTTCCTCCAAATCGCGGAGCGCCGTGAGCCCGATCTTCGTGGCCCACATCACCACCAAGATGTCGTAATTCTCCTCATAGGGCAACACGGCCGCTCCGGCCCAGCGGACAGGCCGCTCCACGTAGTACAGCCGGATCACCTTGTCCTCTTCAGCCACACTGTTGAAGAAGAAGGCGTTGCCCCACGTGTAGAATCGAGTGGGCGTGGTGGTCTGCTTGTCCGTGGCCTCGATCAGGTCCCTGTCACCCATCGTCACGGGCCTTCCATCCGTCACGTTGTACAACCACTCGGGCCACCACATACTCGTGGGCTCCACGAAGGTGTCCGATCCGGCAAGCAACGGGATCTCCACCGTCCGCTGGAGCACCCGATGATCGTAGTGCATCCCGCACTTGTACATCGCGTCGTTCAGCCACTGTTCCCGCAACGGGTCGACCGCGTCAGACCGGTTGCCCAGACGTAGGAGGAGCTCCGCCGAGGCGTCCGCAAACGTTCGCCGTGCCATTACAGATCCTCCACCACTTCAGGAAGGGGATCGATGGGCTGCTCGAGAGGAAGGGTCAACCTCGTCCGCGGCGGGCCAGCACCAGGCTCATCGACACAGCCCATCGTCTCCGGGCCTCGGCACACAACGAGGCCGTTCTGTACAAGCACCTTCCTCCGAGGATAATCCAGGCCACAGCGGCCGCAGGTATACCACTCCTCACCGAAGACCCGATTCGTCTGCCTTGTATCAAGCACTTACGTGAGCCTCAGATTGAGTACACCGGTCTGGTTAAGAAACCAGATGAGGCAGATCAGGATCACGACGACCATGATCACTGTGGCGATCGGGTTAGGGACGCCGAACGCCGTGGTCAGGCTCCGGGTGGCCCAGATCAGGACGCAGATTACGAGGACGACGGCGAGGATCGTTAGAACCGGCATCACACACCTCCGTGACGGCTGGTCACGTTACCCCCCACCAAGTTAACGGAGAAGGACGAGGACTTGGCCCCCTGCGGGCATCGAAGTGACGACCATCCCGCGGCAGGCGTAGTGGTTCCCCTGGAGGAAGTCCACCTCGTCCACCGTGTTCTTCGTCCGGTAGTGGAAGATCACGTCTCCCGCCCCGTCCGTGATGGTCAACGCGTCTCCTGCCACTCCAGCGTTGGTCTGCAGCACGACGCTCCGACAATGCACGACAGGGTCATACCGGTCCCCAGTTGCGTTGAAGATGAGTGACCGAGACTTTATCAAGGTTGCCATCTATCATCCTTTCCAGCGCTGCCAGCGCGGATTCAGAGGTTGCTCAAGTAAACTCACTGCGCCAGCGCTTTGCGTGGAGTCGAAACTCCGCAGCTGCCTGCGAGTTCCCACTTCGTGCAAGCCCCGCGAGATACAGGAGTAGCTTCCACAAGACAGCTTTACGCTGCTCCCTGTCTTGTGGAAGCACCCTACTTACCTCAGTGAACGAAGCTGCCCAGGCTGTAGATCGTCACACCCGTCGGCGTGACCACTGCGCTGAATTGCCGCGTGTTGTTCTGCACCAAGGACATCGTGCCACTGAGCGTTAAACCGGCTGCCGTTCCGAAGTTGATGGTCTCCGCAGCATCCGCCGTGTTTCGAATGCTGAAGTTGAACGACATACCGGGGGTAGGCGTGACCCCGAGTGCGGCCGTCAACGCTGCAGTGATGTCAGCGGCCGGCGGGAACAGATCGTTCCTTGACGCACCATTGGGGTCTCTGAGGATCAGTCCACCCAGGAGCTGCTGCGCGGTATACGTGACCACTCCCGCCGTCGCTATCACGGAGGGAGAAGTGAAGGTCATGACACCCGGCGCTTCGGTCGTGACAATCGAGCCGAAGGTTGTTGAACCCATTGCTTAACCTCCGCTCGATCCGTACACTCCGCGCCACTCGCTGAAGCCCCGGCTGTACCTCGAGAAGGTCTTGAACATGGCGTCCCCGGTCAGGAAATCGTCGGCGTTGCCGTACTCCGGCCGCGTCCTCCACCAGAACTTCATGTCGTGACCGCCCCGAGCCTTGCGCTGCCGCTTCGGTGCCACAAGGAACCACTGGTCCGGGTCCGTGAAGTAGCGGACCAGCTGGTAGTTCCTGTCTCCCGACTTGACCACGTTGACCTCGTTGTTCGCCGTGTAGGGCTTGAACTCGGACTCCATGATCTCTCTGGCCACCCACTCGAATGAGGGGTCCAGGAGTACGGTCGTGGGTTCCACGTTCACAGGCCTGCCCCGATCATCCACGAGGGTCTTGAAGTGGTCCAGGGCCGCCTGGTATGCAGTGAAGCTGAAATCCACGTCCACGAGTGGCCGGTTGGCGATGGTCCCTCCCCCGTCGAGGCGGGGATGTGCCGTGTGGCACAGGGCCAGTCCGTCTTGGCCAGCGAACGCCGGGTTGAAGGCGTTGTTCAACACGGACCACGCATCGATCTCGATCTTGTACGCGGCGCTCCTCGCAAGCTCCGCGCTCATGTCGTTCATGATGTCGTAGAGGTCGTCGTCGAACATCTCCCGCGTGATGCGGAAGCCGAGGCCGTAGCTGGAGTGCGTGTAGCGGACGATCGCACCCTTCACGGGGTCGTCAAACGTGGTCGCGGTGCCTTCCGGCTTGCTGACCATCGATCCGAGCCCCGCCATCTTGAAGTCCTCTTCATACGCCCGTTTGCTGTCGCGGACGTTGAAGATGGGGACCCACGAGGGAGGAGTCGCTTCCATCTCGTTGAACATGACCTCGTAGAGGCCAGGGGCGAGGAGCTCGGAGAATCCACCTGATGTGACTGCCATTCAGATTCTCCTTCCTACAATCCAGTGTTACCCTGCCACTGGCTGATCTGCCAATGGAAGAGCACATGTGGCCTGATGTCGGTGAACAACATGTTGTCTCCGTCCCAGTACTGCCAGATGACCACGATGTCGTCCGTGACGTCGGCCGCGTCCACGTACCAGATTCCAAGCGGAGCGACTACGGCTGCACTCTTGGCGATCCCGTGAGCCATGCCCCGCTTGGCCAGCGTACCCACGCCGGTCCCCTCGGCCGCGCTGGTGTCGAGGTACCCTCGGAAGAGGACCCCTGGAGCGCAGAGCTCCACGATCTGTTCCACGGCGCCCTCGCCGACTGTGTTCTTTCCATCCGCCGTCGCGACGCCCATGTAGACTGCGGGATCCGCCCCGCACTCCGTGAGCATACCGTCTGCTCCCACGAAGCAGACAGCACCCTTCTTGAAGGTCTCCGTTGCCCCCTCGGGCCATGCGTGCCGAGGGAGTGGAGTCCCGAAGATCGTCTTGACGGCACGCATCGGGATTTTCGGTTGCGTTGCCATTCAGCCTCCTACCTTCACTTCTTCGAGTCTTCGTCGAACGAGGAATCGCTCGACGTCTCGTACACTACTTGCTTGGGTACACCCTTCAAGCCCGCAGCCCTCATGAGCCGTTGAGCATTCTCATTGTTCTGCGCAACCATGGTGTCGAAGGAGGCTTTCTGCCGCTCTCGTGCATCGCGCTTCGGGGCTGCCACTCTCTCCTCGAAGGCCTCATTACGCATCCTCATGAGGACGACATCCCCACGAGTGACGGAACCACCGGACGCGGGGTTCCCTGTCTGTTGCCCCAGGACCGTCGCGGTTCCTGGAGGCAACGGTGAATCGGGCTCCGTAACGAATTCGAAGCCCTGCGACAATCGTTCACGAACTACGTGGTCCTTGGTGTTCACCCAGCGGTAGTGCCAGCCGGCCTCCGGCTTGGGCACTGCGAGACGATCATTCATCGGCATAGTCAAATACACTCTTCCGGCCAGCGGGCCGGGTTGGGCCAACACCCGTGCTGTATCGGTCCACGTCGGCTTGCGTGAACCCACGGCGCTCCAGCTCCACCAGGTACTCGGCCTCGTTGAGTCCCATCTTCTTAGTGAAGCGGCGGATCTTGTCGTTGAGCTGAAGCTTCGATTGGACAACGGGTTTGGGCTCCGCCCGCGACCCAGGTGTCGGGGCCGCTGCGCCCCCTTTCGCCTTGGGAGGAGCCGCCTTAGCCTTCGGGACTTCAGGCGTAGGATCGAGTGACCTCGTTACGGGGGGAGTAACCGGCTCCTCTGCATCCGGTTCCTCAGCCTCAACAGGTGGCTCCTCCTTCGCGAAGACCCTCTTTGCCGTCTCGGGGTCTTGCTGCGTCTTTACCAGGATGTACACCCGTCGATGAAACCCCCGCTGGATCCGCTGTTCCAAGCTCATCCCTGACTTGGTCTCGGCGACCACCTGCCTATACGTCTTCTCGGGTGTGAGACCGGGGACGGGCCGGTCGTAGTCTGAGACCGTCGCAGCGAACTCATCCTCGTCCAACTTCTCCTGTTGGGAGGCGAGGAGCATCATCGTCCTGTCCACACGGCCCGCAGCGTCTTGCGTGAGCTTGCTACCCGGATCGGAAGGGGGCCTGGGCGCTGTACGTCCGGCAGAAGTGCCTTCCTCGCCCTCAGAGCGTGTTTCCACCGACTCCGCGAACTCTAGCACGTCCACGGCACGGTACCCCTGGAATCGCCCCTCCGTTATGATCCCGTTCTCGTCCACTTTAGGCATCGGTCTCTCCTCGATCTGACGTGATAGACCTTCTCAGGTCCGCGTGAAGCTTACATAACAGGCGGCATGCCCCCTGCTCCTGACGGAGCTCCTCCGGCAAGTCCGCCAGCCGCATCCGGCGGTAGCATGCCTCCAGCTCCTCCTGGAGCCATTCCAGGACCCATTTGTGGGCCCGGGGTGGGAGCTCCTGGAACTCCGCCAAGCGCGGGGGGTGGGGCACCTGCTACTCCTTGAAGGATGGTCTGGATGTTGGGGACAATGGTCTCGACATTCTCTACGTCGAACCGCTCCACGAACCGACGGATCAGGTCCTGGGAGGCCATCATGATCATGAACGAGGTCTGCTTGGCCTGCGGAGGAACTTGGGGGTTGAACATCATCATGGAGGCCTGGCTTAGACGCATGTAGTACTCGTTCAGCACCGCCATGAGCATCTGCAGGTTCTGCAGCTCCAGCTCCCTGTTCACCTGCTCGCTGGTGACCTTTAGACGAAGTCCAAGAGAAGACCGCACGTCTCCTTGAGGGAACATAATCCGTTTCCCGGGAATGTACTCGTACCCCTCGGGGCGATATTGCTGCTCGAGCTGGATCGTAAGATACAAGAGCTCCGCAAGAGCATCTCGCATATCATCGATTGATACCCACTGTCGGATGTTACCTTCGGAGATAAGAGCAGTTGTTCCAGTAGCAGTTGCTCGAGATCCGACAATACTGGATTCCATGCCGAGGTTGTAGGAGGACATCCCACTGGCCTTCTCCGCCAAGAACGCCGCCTGGTCCTCGACCCGCTGAATCGCGGGACCTGGTTCGCTCATGTGAAGAATGCGGACGTCCTTATCCGGATTGGGCGTTACGATGCGGGCCCCCGGATAGATCTCCTGTTGGGGTCCAAGTGTGGACTCCTCGGAGACTACGACGATGCCTGCGTTGGCCGCAGTGGCCGCGTCGATCTTCTGGTTGTGCGCTGTACTGGCCTCGTCTTGGAAGGGGACGGTCTGCTCCGCTACGGACTGACCCTGCACCTCGTGGGCCTGGTTGAGGAAGGGCACCTTTACGATGTGGTGGGCCTTCCCGAAGAAGGGGTTGTAGATCATGCTGAGGAAGCAGTCCCCGTCCAAGCTATAGGTGAGGATCAGCTCCTCGAAGACCGGCTCGGCCTCGTCCGCTGCGTCCTCTCCCGGAGGGATCTCCCACAACCCGTGGATCTCGTACACCTCGTACAGGGTGCTCGTGGTCCCCGTCGTCTGGCTGTTCTCTGCACGTGCGCGCCAGGCCGGATCGCTCCGCTCCTTGTTCGTACTGCGAATTCGCTCCACGTCGTCGAAGTCGCCCTTCGCCTCCTTACGCTTCAACTCGGCCCAGGTGTACCGGTGCTTAATGGCTTTCCACGGGAGCTGGCCCCACTCGTCAAAACCGTTCGGATACAGGACATCGCTCGGACTCGCTACATGCCAGAATACACCTTCGTACTCCACTACTGGCACTGTCACGATGTTCCCGGACGGGTCGTACATATGGCTGTCCCGCTCCCTCTTGATCCACCTGGGCAAGACAAAGCTGTCGCCACACAAGCCCATGTCGAAAGCCATGGTGCGGAGACCAGACTTCAGTCCACCGTTCTCCACGAACCATGTTAGCCATTCCCGGATGTCCTTTTCCAGGGGCTCCCACTGGGCACTCTTAATGGTGACCTCCACGAGGTCCGGAGTGCCCATGATCGCTTTCTGGAGCCGCGCGACCACCGCGTCAATCGTGATCTTCACCAGGGGCACTACGATGTTGCTGGCCCCTGGCCACGGGAAGTCCTTCTTCTCCGTCTTCGGCCGGAACTTGTAGGCCCGCAGGAACCCGGCAAAGCGCTCCTCGCGCTTCATATGCGTCTCTACGGCAGACGTGAGCTCATCTCGGACGCGCACACGGAGCGTGTCCTCTTGAGCGGGTTCCAGCGTGACGGGAAGTGGTTCAATCACTGTAAGTCCAGGCTTTCGAATGAGATTGTCTGCCTAGCGCCGGCCGGGCGTTGCGGACGGCGGCCGGGACCTTCTTTACTTGCTCCCTTTCTTCCCGGACGACGCTGCGCCTCGCCGTTGCTTTTTTGGGTTTCCCTTTGGTGCTGACTTCGACGGCTTCATCTTCTTCATCCTTCTTCTCCCCTTTCGCGCCGAGGACGGTGTCTCGGACGTCTGCCCACTTCTTCTTAGCCATGAAACTATACCCCCCACCAACTAGCGGTCACGCCCGGAACCGTGTCCCTTGTGCTTGATGGCGTACAGTGCTCCCATAAAGAGGAGAGCGAACGCGAGGATGATACAAACGATCGCGATGTTGAGGATCGTCACCTTAGTACCCGGTCGTCGTGTTCCGAGTGGCCGCGCGGGCCCGTTCGTTCAACTGGTCACGTCGTGATGCCCCCGTATCACGCACGTCCCTTGAGTTGCCTAGGAGCTCGATGCACGCGGCAACGCTGTCCACGAGGTCATTTAGGGGCATCATTGGAAACCCTTTCATCTCCTCGCGCAGGTCCGTGAGGCCGCGTCGCACACACAAGAAGCGAGATTCACAGAAGGGGATAAGGGTGCGGATCCGATTGTCCTTATCCCCGACCGGACTTTGCTCTTGCACCGCGAAGTGGTACCCCAGTTCCCGCATCGCGTGGTAGATGGGGAACTTGAGCAGGCGCATGAAGCCCACGTCCTCCACCGCCGCCTTGTGACAGCGCCATCGTTGGTGCATGCCGATAAACTTGGTCACGCAGAGCTCGGGCTTCTTGTGCAGAGCGAACGTGTCCAGCACGAAGATGCGGCCCTTACGATCCTTTGCCACGACCGCGATGGCGTTACGAGAGTGCTTGCGGATGTCTTCTGACCTGTTCGCCGGATCCCAGAAGATGACGCGCTTGAGACCATCCATGTCCACTATTTCGCGCGTGCCATCTTCCCTGTCCAACACGATATGGCCTTCCTGGTCGAAGGTGAACCACAGCACGTCGTTCAGGTTGAACTCGGCGTTCTTAGGGTCCTTGGGGTCATTCATGTAGAGCATGGAGAACATGAACGAGCCCTGCTTCGCCTCGATGCGGGCACAGGTATCGGGAGGGAAGTGTCGTGGGAAGTAGTAGTACGTCTTCTCCGGATCGGGGGCGAAGACCTCCGGATCCATGTTGTAAGTGGGGGGTCTCGCTTCCTCCTCCGCGTTCCGAAAGTCCTGCTCCAGCATCTGGCGGGTCCAGTACAGGGGCCTGACCATGATATCGGTGTCGCGGTGCTGATTGGCCATGATCTCCGAGTAGAGATCATCTACCCCCCACCTAGTCCCGACCATCAACTCGTAGCCCTCCCGTTCCTCCACGAAGAGGGCCTCCGCTGTCTTGTAGAACGTCTTCACCTTCTCCCGGACGGCGGGCTGCTCGCTGCTCTGCTTATCCTCGCTGTCGTCCCCGATCTGGATCGTGTAGTGCCGGGACACGATGTGGGTGGTGATCCCAGCCGCCTCGATGCTGTCCTCCCCATACATGCCTTCCCTGGGAAAGAGGAGGTTGGTGTCGCTCCACTTGGTCCGAGTGATGTCGGGAATGATCGAGGGGAAGAGCCAACGTAGGTTCTCGTTACGCTCCACCTGCTGCTTGATGCTGCGGATCTGCTTGACAGCGTTATCCGCGGCGAAGCTGTAGAGCAGGATCCTGTGCTCGGGTCCAGGGAGCCCGCAGAAGTCGTCTTGGATTTGGACCCAGAGAGGGAAGCTCTTCGATGCGACCGTGCTCTTGTAGCAGTCCCGGGGTACCAGGAGTAGCTTCCGCCGCTTGGCCGAAGGCCACTTGGGAGGCACCTGCTGGATGAAGTTGCACATCTCCAAGTGAGGTTGGGGTTCGAACTTGTTCCATCCGAGCACCGCCGTAGTGAAGAAGTACAGGCTGTCCTGAGCCCTTCTTCGTGTGGTCTCGTAGATCTCGTCGACCCTCGACTCTGAGTGCATCGTCAAGGGTTCCGAGGGTGCCTGGTTCACGCCGACCAGGCGATCGAGTTGAGCCTGTCTATCTAGGATGTCCATCACTTATCCCGTGGGCCCGAAGGGCCCCGTCTTTTCCATGTGGACATCCACCACAACATCAGGGCTACGGGGATCAGGAGAAGGAGGAAGGCCATGGGAAGAGTTACCCCCCACCAAGATTGGCGCTTCACCTGCCTCGGTGGCACGCCGATTCAGCATTTCCAGGAGCTCCGGCGTGAGCATCATGACCTGGGCCCGCGTTTCCACTTTGCGGGTCGCGACGTATCCCGCACGATCGAGCGCGTCATGCGCTATTTGGGTGAGAAGTTTCTCGTCAGTTGTGTTCTCGACGATGTCTTGGAGCCGGTCAAACATGTCGATCGCGAAATCCGAGAGCTCTTCCTTGAATTGACGGCGCTCCCTCAGCGATCCACCGGCCGGGAGTTGAGAGGGCAGCGCGGATTGGGAGAAGAAAGTCTGGATGTACCAGGCCTGGAAGCGCTGAAACTCGGGCTTTTTGCGCCAGGTGCGGATCGTAGCGGGCGAAACTCCCACAGTTTGGGCGAGTTCTGGCACCGTAGCGCCGGGCACATCGCAGACCGTCGCCATGAGAAGGTGCCAACCTGGCGGAACGTACTCGCCGTACACTGGAACTGGAGCGTGTGTAGACATAAAGAGCGCCCCTTTGGTGGGGGGTACGCCGATCCGAATTAGGGATAATGGGATTATACCTCGTCCGTAGGTCGGATTACACCCTGAGTGTGTGATTGAGGACACTGACTTAGAGAGCCATGTGTGAAATCCCCACCGAAATGAGAGAGGGTGGAAACCAGATGCTGGAAGCATCTGGTCTGGGGGTGGGGCGTATGTCTGTGTCTGTATGTAGATGTATCGATGAGTGAAGTGTGGTGGTACGATCGTGAGTACTGTATATGGTCATTGTGTTTAAGGAGAGTGTGTATGCTTACGTTTCTGTTGATCATGTTACGTCAGGAAATCGTTGCTGCGACATCGTCCGGGTTCCAGTGGTTCCTTCTTTCACTGATCGTCGTCGAGCTCACGGTCGAACTGGGGTATTACGTAATGGTTGTGGACCGTTGGGGAGGCGGGGTTGATCGAGATTAGGTGGTACTTGAAATTGAGGTAGTTGTGGTAGTTATGTTTTTGGTTTGTGTTAATTAGGAGGTAGTGATGGAAAAGAAGAATTGGGTTGAAGAAGGGTTTGTGAAGAAGAGTGTTGAGATGTTGGTTAGGAGGAATGGGAAGTTTTTGCAGGTGGTGGTAGTTGGGAAGGATGGTAAGGAAGGTTATTTTTTGATGAGTGAGGTTGTTGAGTTTTGGGATGTTAGAGAGAAGAAAGGGTTTGAGTTGTAGGAGGGAAAAAGCTAGCTGAAAAGCTAGCTTTTTTTTTTTGTAAGGCTGTGGTAATTCGATCCGTGGCCTTTCGTCTGGCAACGCCCCTCAAGCCCTTAGCCCGTCGCCCCTGCACCCCACTCGCTTGACGTTGGGGTTAAATTGTGATAGTATGTGGTTATTTGTGAAGGAGGATAGATATGGACGAAGGCAATATATCGATCGTGTTGCTTCGGAGTACAGTCGTACTCAAGAAGATCTGCGGACACGACACGATCGTCGTATGCGGCGTGTGTCCGACATGCGGGGCGAAGATCGACTTCCTGGTCACGGTGTACAGCGATCAGACACCTGAGGAGGCATTCGAACAGTTCTGGCGAACGGTAGAGCTCGACTGTCCGCGAGGAGAGGATCATGAATAAGCGGATGGAGTACGAGCACTGGAAACAGATGGTCGACAAGATCATCATTCGTACGATCGGCATCGACTCGGAAGGGATACCGGACTACGACTACACTAAGGCGTACAACTACGGATGGACGCCTACTCGGACGGCAACGGCAGCAATCGCAGCAGCGAGGAGATTCTAACATGGCAAACAAGGTCAACAACCCGGATTGGCGTGAGGCGACAGTGATTCCCGACTCACTCGTCTCGACGGATGAGATCATCGACAAGACGACGCAGATCCACTTCTTCAGCGACGGCGACATGACGCCGGAGCGCATCGAGGCCATCTTCTCTCAGGGCTTGACTGTGGATCCGCATCGGATCTCCGCAGTCTGCGTGACGGAGACGATCAAGACCACGTTCCGGATGTCGAGGAAGGCCTGATGGGCTGGGGCGAAGGTCCTTTCTCCAGCGTCACGGTCGTGATCGCGATCGTCTGGCTGATCTGCATCGTACTGAGCGGACGACAGGGGGTGAAATAGTTGGTGTATGTGGTGTTTGTGTAATGGAAGAGAGAGGATAAACTTCTCTCACTAGGAGGTAGAGATGGCTGACTACACTGTGAAGAACTCGGATCTGATCGAGGCAATCAAGGCTGTTGGCTCGGAGGAGCAGGCAGCGGTCGACCTGGTGCAGGGCACGAAGAATCGTGTCTATCGCAAGGGACGGAACATGCGCGTCTCGGCGTACCAGGAGGTCATGAAGTCGGATCCTCGGTTCAAGGCGATCGAGGAAGCGGCGAAGGCTCTCGTTGCGAAGAAGCTGAAGAACGGCGGCAAGCTCTAGCTTCTGAGCGTTTCAGCGGAGAGACTCGTGTCTCTCCGCTTTTTTTTGGAAGGCTACGAAACTCACGTGGCCCGTACCCGACTCCCTTGGCCCTGGACCTAACCCCACCCACCGGCGCAGGCGTTCCTCGATCCGAGGTAACCTGTTTGGCATTCAAGATCGTGTGAGACTTCGCCGAGCACCCGACGGCGGAATCTTGCCCCCCTACCCAGGTCACCCGTCCACCCTTCCATCTAACGTAATGTGTCATCTGTGTAGTGAATAATGAAACGTTGGCACTGCTCAGCGTAACTCGTTGAAAACAAAGGACTTCTAATGTATCCCTTTAATGCATCGATGCCTCTATATATATAATGGGTACAACTCACAATACATATATATATATATACCCCTTTGTGTCGTTGTGTCGTTCTATATATCTCACGAGGCATGCAGGCACCCACTGGGCACAGCGTATCTCCTTTGTTCTCAACGACTTAGAGTGAGCCGTGCCTTCGTTTCATTATGCACTACACGACGGACTCGGTATGGGATACAACGGAACTTTTGCAGTTGATTTCCACATCTCTCCCGGGTTATAATACCTACATAAGATCGCATTGGGGGTTACCCCCAGAAAGGTGCCCGCTATGGCCGCGCCACCACGTGTTGCTATCACAGACGATAGGGTCAAGAAGCTCATCGGAGACCTCAAGGTCCTAGACCCACCGACCACTCGTCTCGGCTGGACGAACTCCCGGCTCGTTGTCCTACAGGACGGCTCTACTATGCCCGTGCTCCAGATTATCGCTGAGGCTCACGAACCCTGGGATCCATCCGAGTTCTACCCCGTTTGGGCAGACAAGGACTGGACGAACGAATCCTTCGACAACATCAAACTCATTCGCAAGGCGGTCCACCGCACCAAGCGTTCCAACAACAAGTCCGGCTTCCCCGCTGGCACACCCGAGTACTTCCAGTGGTACAGGGCCCAGCACAAGGATCGGAATAAGATCTACAACGCTAACGCCCGCGCCGCTCGTCGTGAACGGGAAGCCCAGGTCCTCGCGATGAAGATCGAGCTCGAGGAACTCCGAGCCCGGACCGCTAAGCAGGAAGAAGTCCTGACCGCGCCCTCACTCGACTTCCTCGACGAGTACAAGGCCAAGCATCTTGGTGGGGGGTCCTCACCCCTCGTGCAAACCCCACCCATCCAGATAGGCACTCCGATGGAAGACGACGAACCCTGGAACTTCAAACCCTGACACCTGCCCGCGTTGGTGGGGGGTCCCCTTCACTCAATCGTGTATCAGGACCCCCCACCAAAGGTCGTATACCGATTACCGACCCAAACAGGGTTGCTTTTTGATTCTACCTGTGATATAATGTATACATAATGAGGATTGGATCCTACACCATCACAACCACAAGCCCAATCCCTTTTCCTGGAGTCCAGACAATGGAAGACCTGATCACCGAGATCCTGAACAACGAGTTCACCCTCCTCCGCGGAGGCTACCACCTCGACAAACGGATGCCCTGGTACACCCTCACAAAGGGTGTCTCGGCACAACGCATCGACGCCCACTCGTACGCTCACGCCCTTCACCAGGCCGTCGCCATCCTGAAGGCCAAGTAACGTGGACGCACCTAACATCCAACAGGAGTTCCTCAACGTCCTCGTTCCCCAGGTCGAGGACTTCTTCGCCGAGCTCCTCACGAAGGACACATCCTGGCTCAAGGAGTCCATCCTCGAGGACGAATCCGGAGACGTGTACGGCGAGCTGATCGCCCTCTTCGTCAACTGGCTGGAACAGAATGGCTGATCACCGGGATCCACTTCCACACGCACAGCACCTGGAACTCTACCGAGCGGCCTACGAGCTGTGGCAGAAGTTCCCCACCCTCACGTCGGAGGAGCTCATCTCGGTGTGTGAGCTTCCACCTCGCTGGGGCGCACCACGTCCCGGCAGGTGGTTCGGTGGTGGCACCCTCGACACCGTCTACGGCGTCTGCGACCGATGCTACACCATCTTCGCAGCCCGCGACCTCCGTATCATCCGTAAACCCTTCTCGGATGACGACATCCGAGTCTGCAGGGAATGTGAATGAGTGACAAATCCGTTCCGAAGCATCCACGGGCCAAAGGCCCAGCCTACTGCGAGAAGCCAGGTACGTCCTGCTTCTACGACAAGCGTGACATCTGTGTGAACTGCCTCCGCCCGAAGGGCTGGCGTGTTCACAAGCTCCATCGCAGCACTCTCGACCGCAACGCAGGCAGATAACCTAGGAGACCAGACAATGGCACACGGTTACACCATCACCCGCTACAACGCTATCGGCCTGATGTACACCATCGAGCCCCTGCGCCCAGGCGTCACTCGCATCCGCCAAAAGGACAAGTACATCGAGGTCGCGGTCGACTTCGAGGTGATCAACCAGGCCTGGTACTACTGGCAGCAGCAGCGCCGCTACATCCAGGACGCCTTCTCCATGCTCGACGCCAACGAGCGTGAGTTCATCCAAACGGGCCTCAGCCCGGAGGAGTTCGACGAAGCCTGCAGGCCCTTCGACGACGAAGACGTTGAAGAAGGCGAGTAACACCATTACCCCCCACCAACACTTGGTGGGGGGTACATCAACAGGCCCGAAGGGCCTTGTCCAGCAAATGGAGACTACAATGCACCTCAACCCCGTTCAAGTGGCAGAGAAATTGGGCATCACCCGTACACGCGTCCACACCATGATCAAGGCCGGATTGCTCGTCGACGTCAAGCCCCGCGATCCCTCGAAGCAGAAGCACTTCCCCCTGATCGACTCCAAGCAGCTCACGGAGTACATCAAGGCCAACGGGAAGCCCAACTCCACACGCTTCTCCTTCAGCAACGGCGGTGCCCCCCGGGTACCCCCCACCAAGGCGCCCGTTCCTGTCCCGTCCGTGGGACCTGGGATCCTCACCCGCATCGAGGAGCGCCTGGACCGGATCGAGTCCAAGGTGGAAGCTCTCCTCCGGATCTGGAGCTAAC